TTGAGCAGTTAAAGCATATGAGTCCGACTTTGGCTATTGAGGCTATCCGCGCATTAAAGAGTAAATCATGAGTGATATTATAGGAGACGAACCTTGTCCTGAGTGCCGTAAGAATGGGCATGACTCTACAGGTAATCACCTTATAGTATTTAGTGATGGGGGTAAGTATTGTAATAGATGCGGGTATGGTGTAAACTCTGGTGTACTTAGAGAAATTGAGGAAGACATTAACGTGACAGATATTAGTGATATTAAGAAACTACCAAGTGCAACCCTTAAAGATAGGCACTTGAACAAGAGTACCCTTGAGCATTATGGGGTTAAGGTGTCGGTGAGCGGAGCGAGCGGTGAGATTGATTCTCATTACTACCCTATAGTAAAGGATTCTAAGGTTACAGGTTATAAAGTACGGGAACTACCTAAGAAGATGTACACTCAGGGCGATTCTAAGGGTGCTGTAGAGCTTTTCGGACAAAAGGTAACCCCTAGTGGGGGTAAGAAGCTAGTCATCACAGAGGGCGAACTAGACGCTCTGAGTGTATATCAGATGTTATACAAGAATAACCCTAAATGGCCCCATGCTGTAGTGTCACTCCCTTTTGGAGCCAAGGCTCAGGCTGTAGCTGATAACCTAGAATTCGTCAATAGCTTTGAAGAGGTATTAGTCTATACTGATATGGATGATGCGGGGAAGGCTGTAGCAGAGGATATTGCTAAACTTGTAGGGGCTAAGGCTAAGGTAATCACCACCACAGAGAAGGATGCAAGCGATATGCTTGTTAAAGGTAAGTCCAAAGAGTTTATCAATGCCTTTTGGAATGCTAAAGAGTATGCCCCTGATGGATTCGTAACAGTAGACGATGTATGGGAAGAAGCAACAGCTATGCCAACATGGGGCAGACCTTGGCCTTGGCCTACCCTCACTAAGAAAACCTATGGACGTAGAGGGGGGGAGGGGTTGTACTTAGGAGCAGGGGCAAAGATGGGTAAATCTGAGTTCGTTAACCAGTATACAGACCATTGTATTAGAGAGGATGAAGGGTTAGCTCTATTTAAGCTTGAGGAAACACCTCCTATGACTGTCAGGAAAGTGGCGGGTAAGTTAAAGCACAAGCAGTTTCACAAGCCTGATGGGGACTTCACACAAGAAGAACTAATCGAAGGAGTACAATCTGTGAAGGATTCAGGGGTTATCTTCTATGGTAAATATGGAACTAATAGGTGGGGAGATGTTGAACCAGCTATCAGATATGCTGTTCATAAGTTAAGGGCGCAAGGGAGAAAGTTCATAAATATAGTTATTGACCCATTAACTAGATTGGTTGATAGCGACCCTAGCGTTGCAAATATGCAGCTTACGGAAATTAGTGATAGTATCAGTAAGCTGGCTAAGGACTTAGACTTCTTCTATATTATCTGCACTCACCTCAATGCCCCTAAGACGGGGAAACCACATGAGGAAGGGGGTAAGGTACACTCCAACCAATTCACAGGCTCTAGGAGCATGATGAGGGCTTGCTATTACATGCTAGGGATTGAGCGTGACAAGAGTGCAGATGATGAGGCTGAACGTAATACTAGTCAATTTGTTTTACTAGAAGATAGAGCATTTGGCTTGACAGGTAAGTTCGATGTGTTCTATAATCAATCTACGGGTGATTACCTAGAGCCAGAGCGTACATTTGGAACTAAAGAGGATTATTAAGATGGACAAACAAGAGATACAAGAAAGAATCAAGGTTATGCAGGCTTGGATTGATGGGGCTGAGATTGAGTGGCAGGTGATCGGTAGTGATAACTGGCATTTAGTAGACAGCCCTTGTGAACTCTTTACATGGGGTGAGGGTATCTTCCGCATCAAGCCAAAGGCGAGGGAGATATGGGTTACTATGCTTCGTGGTAATCATTATGTTGCAGACTCTTGTAGAGCATTACCAGCTGGGGGTAAACCAATCAAATACCGCGAGGTACTAGATGATGAATAACACAAGCATCTACATCGAACTAGATGGGGTTGAATTCGAGATTGAATTCGAGTATAGCTATTACTATCAACCTGCTAAGTTATATGGCCCTTGGGAGGATTCACACCCTGAAGAGGAAGATTTTATGCTGAGTGTGTCTCTCCCTAGTTATTGGCTCAATAGTATTGAATCTTGGGAGCTGAATGAGATTGGGGAGGATGTATTTTGGGATGCTGCTATGGAGGATATTGATTTATCTAAACTAGATGTTGGTGGTATGTGGGATAATGAACGGGATTATTTGATTGATGAGGATTTGGGGTGTTAACACTTACCCTAGCCACATTCATCAGGGTATTCCTGTTAGCCTTCCAGCAACAGAATGTCTTTCACCAGTACAAGTGGTGGGCAGCAGGGACTAGCTATGGTATTGCTATGGCTGATGTTATTGTGGTACTCGGGGTGGTGGATAAAGGGTTAGAAGCTGTCCCTTATATCGGTACAGGTGGGGCAGTAGGGGTTGTTATGGCTATTGTATTACATAAGAGGATTAGGAAGTGATTAAACAAATCACAAGAGGGGAGTGTGAGCCTTTTATACTAGGTATTCATTACGCCCGTAGATGGCCTAGTATCTCTTATGCATTTGGTTTATTTGATGAAGATGAGCTGATTGGTATAGTAACCTATGGAACTCCCCCTAGTTCTACCTTGAGGATGGGGATAGCTGGGGAGGAATATAAGGGGAATGTACTGGAACTAAATAGACTCTGCCTGAAGTACAACCGTAAGAATGAGGCAAGTCAGCTAGTAGGTAAGTCACTAAGGCTATTGCCACATAATAAAATCATTATTAGTTTTGCTGATACCTCACAAGGACATAACGGTATAGTGTACCAAGCAACAAACTTTACCTATCATGGGTTGAGTGCAAAGCGAACTGATTGGGCTGTTAAAGGAAGAGAGCACCTACATGGGCAGACAATAGCTGATGAGTTTAGGGGTGTTAAGAATAGAGCGCAAGCCATGAGAGATAAGTATGGTGATGACTTCTATCTTAAACCAAGACCTAGGAAGCACAGATATATTTATGTAATAGGTAGTAAGAAGTTTAAGAAAGATGTTAGAAAGGTAATCAGGTATAAACAAGAGGAGTACCCAAAATGTTAATCTGTGATTCTGAAAGTGATTCGTATAAGTTTGAATCCACTAAGATATGGGTGATATGTGGGTACCATACTGTAGATAAGGATTGGTGGTTTAGTTTTGATGAATCTGTTTATTCTACTTTTGATGTTAAACAAATGGTATGGGATGAGGGGTTTCGATCTGCGTATTTTGCACCTAATCATCAAGAGTTACTAAAACGCATGAAAGAGGAGGCAGTGTGCTTTCACAACTACTTCCAGCATGACAAGCCCCTAATCAAGAGGTTCTATCCGGCATTCCAACCGGCAGAAGAACATGATAGTTACATACTATCCCAACTCTTCAACCCTGATAGGGGGCTACATGGACTAGATGCTTGGGGAACAAGGTTCGGACACCCTAAGCCTAAACATGAGGAATGGGATAAATTCTCTCCTGAGATGTTGCATCGAGTGATAGAAGATGTTAAGATTAACGTCAAGGTGTGGGAAGCTCTCATGAAGGAGAAGAAGGAATGGGAGGACTTAGGAGAGAGTTGGGATAAGGCTATCAAGATTGAGTACGGTATTGCTGACCTACAGGGCAGACAGGAGATGCATGGAGTCAAGCTGGATGTAGATAAGGCTTATACCCTTGCTGATGAGATACTGTTAGATATACAAGAGATTGATGAGAAGCTAAAGAAGGAGCTACCTATGAGGGTTATTAGGGGGACGCAGATATGGGAGCCTTTCCGTAAGGATGGTGAATTGAAACAGTTTGTAGCGAGGTGGTTTGAATGAGATTTGTAAATGGCTATTCAGTATGTTACTACCAACTAGAGACAGAAGATGGGGTAGAGTATCGTAGAGGTGGGCCGGGAGTGTGGGAACGCGGCTATGGAGAGTCTTGGGAGAGTGAATACAGTAAGGAAGAGGAACTAGAAGCAGCATATAATAACTATATGTTTCAATTTAGAGTAGTTGAAGATGGTTAGCGGCCCCTTCTGCAAGGTATCCTTCGCTCAGGTCAGTATCACAAGCCCTGTTCAGGTAAAGGAGTTCCTGCTTGA